ACCTGACTCCTCGTTGTCGTATTCGTGATAATCAACTATGACTCCTACTTTTCTACCTAAATCTTCGTAGTGTTTTCTCTGCATGACCTCTTCTTTTCTTATACCTAATCTTTTAAAAGCTAGTGAGTGTAGAGTTCTAAAGTAGGGTAGATCATCTTCACTATAATTAAATTTAGACATTGCTCTGTCTCTTGCATGATATGCAGCTTTTTGTGTAAAAGAAAAATAACCTATCTTATCAGGGTCAGTTTGTTTTAAACATTTATCAACTTCATCTAACAACATAGTTGTTTTCCCTGTACCAGGTGGACCCAACACAATAGTTTTCAAAACGCATCCTCCTTCTTAAATGTTCTCTCTTTTAATTTAAATTTTTCTTTATCAAACTGTGGAACTCTTATTACACTAATTTTTTTCTTCTTAATGTTAACTCTAAAATCAGTATCATACTCACAATGTTCTCTCAATATATACAGAGTATTCTGTGGTTTATCGTTCCATTTGTGTCGAGATAAAAACTGGTGGTAAAAATTACTAAATTTAAAATGATGATAGCCATCATTGTTCCAAACATTACCAGACTCTAGATCTTCTTTTGTAGCTCCGTCTGTAGCTCTACTTAAACAATAATTTTCTACATGTTGTTTTAATTGTTCTATTGCACTTGCACCTGCTGGTGCCTCTATGACTTCTTTGTTAATCATTAACATATCTATCATGCTATCAAATTCTTTTGGTTTTATCTTTGGAGGCTTTCTATGTATCTGATTCATACACGCTCTTATAAATAATCGTAACTCTTGTAAATCTTCTGCTTTTAATTCTACTCTTTCTCCATCTACATTTAATCTAAATACAGGGGGCTCTAATTTTATAATCTGTAAATCACTTAAATGTGGAAACATGACTTGTGTTCCTATACCAAACTTTCTTGTTCGACAAAGATCTTTATCACAGTGATTACACATAGGTTCGTCTTTACAAAGGTAACCATAATCTTTTTTATCTTTTCTAAACTTTGCTATTTCGTCATGTCTAAAAGGATTTATAAATCTTTGGTGATTAAACTCATCAATCTTATCCACCCAACTTTCTGGCCATTTCTTTTTTGCATAAACTCTAAAATGAAACATTACTCTGTCTCTGCCGTCATCTAATTTTTCTTTTGTTATTGATTGTAAACATGGTGGTCCATCATCGTATTCTGATGGTGGTCTTTGTATTTTTAAATCTTGTAATTCTTTCGGTGTCAAAGCACTAACTTTTACACCATTCAAAAAAGCATCTATTGTAATTGCTTGTCCTTTAGAATCAAAGCAATATCTTGTTGTATTTTTACAATTAAAGTATGGTAAATTTAAAAAATTTCCTGTATCATCTTGCGATTTTAATTCAATTTGTTTTGGAAATACCTCTGCTTTACCAAAACCTAACACAGCACTTAACGACATTAATTTATCTCGCATTAGTTTTGCAGGGACAAAATCTGTCGTGAATAAAAATATATGTGCACCGCCGCTTTTAGATCTGCAAACAGATAGTGGGACACCCATTGGTAGTTTGTTTAAAAGTTTTCTATGGTCAAGATTGTATTTATCTACATCTATACAACCCCATCTACACTCGTTGTTTTCATTTATTGGAACTATACCCAGACTAGGTTCTACTCCATTGAGATGGTCTTCCCAATGTTTATCAGTAACGATTTCTCTTTTAACAAATGACTTACCTTTTATCTTGAGTCCGTCGACACCCTTCTTGTCTACATAGGTGCAACCATGCGCACGCCTTAATCCTTCAAATATCTTTCTAAAATCTTCCATAATATTTTTTGGGGCCGGCTCCAGTCTCCCATCACCGGCCCTCTGTCTTCCCTAGGAAGTTTTTAGTACGGTGAATCGGATTTGGATTCTTGTTCTCCGTGTTTAGCTTGCACAGCTCCTTTGGCTACATTCGCACCAAAGTCTTTTGCTGTATTATAAACACCGGCATCAGAAACAGGACCAACTCTTGCTACATCCCAACCAAACCATGTGCCCTTGTCGTTAGACTGCTGCACAGTTTTTAGTTTATAAATGTGGCTATATGTTGGCGGAGTAAACATTCCATTTTTACCCTGCATCTTAAGACCCATCATCATTGAGTTCCATTTTCTGCTAACTTTTAATTGTGTAGCTTTCATGGATATCAATGCTGTTGTTGGGCTTTTACCTAGAACAACTACAAAGTGACTCGCTGTGTTTTCAAGATAATTACCATTTGCTAACCTATCTTTATTGAACTTGTCTCTTGTAGTTTTTGGCAAGTCATCACCAGCTTCATATATTTTTACTGGTGCTCCTTGACTCTCACCTCTGTCTTGCCATTCGATATACTGTCTTTTGTAGTGTACCGGTATGACATCTATCCCCTTTTCGCCATTATAAATTTCGTTTGTCACTGTATTTATAATCATGCCAGGTTCTGCCCCCTCGACATATTTAGCGTCCCTTTTATTACATTCAGGGGACAGTTGGCCAAGAACTTTTAAGAACGGTAACGCAAGATCTTCTTGCGTCATATTCAAACCTTGGCCTGCGTCAGCTTCAAAGTTTACTGTCGCTAGTTCGCCGCTCGTTTTTTTTGCTACTTCGCTCATGTTTATTGTTTCCTTTTTATTGTTGTTTTGTTTCCAACATATATGTTGAAAAGTTCCGTTGGCATTTCTTTACCTGCCTCCATACGCTCACGGACTAG